AGGTACAATTGGTTATGTTCGTCCATCATCAGAATGGGTAGCTGTTGGCGGCGCAGAATGGCAAGATGCTTGGCCAGTTGTACAAACTAGTGCTAGCCCATCAATAGCTTCTTCAGGTAATTTAATTATCTCTAATAACGTAACAACAGCCAGTGTTACGGGTACAATCAACGATGGTACATCACCAACAACAGCCGGAAATACACTAACAGTAACTAGTGTTATTTCAAGTACAGTTAGTTTAAAAGTAGGAACACTACTGAACGTAACTGATACTGCGGGCGACAAGCATGTTGTTTATATTACTGCTCTAGGCACAGGCACAGGCGGCGTAGGTACATACACTATAAATTCATCAATTTTAGCCGGCGCAAAAGTAGCAACTGTATCTGGTTACATAAATGATGGCACATCAGGTTCTACAAATACAGGTAATACGCTAACTGTATCTAGTGTAACTAGTGGTACACTAAGTGTAGGTACATTAATAACTGGTACGGCAACAGCTTTCCCTGTTACCAGTATGGTTAACGGCCGAACATATAAAATTTCTGAACATGGAACAACTGACTTTACAGCAGTTGGCGCAGCAACATCTTGTGTTATAAAAGGTTTTACAGGAAATGCGGGCACAGCTCCAGACAAAGTATCAGCAACCAGTTTAGTAGTAACTACATGGACAAGTGGTACAGTATCTGCTGGTACTTATCTAGCTGGTGGCGCCCTAACAGCAGGTACGCAAGTAATTAAGCAAACTAACTACGATGTTGAAGTTGAACCTACATTCGTAAGTGGCGGCACAGTTGGTACATATACTATAGTAGTTAGTAATAAAACTAGTATAGCTATTGGTCAAACAATCATAGCGCTAACATCGGCCGGAACTGATACTCTTGCTGAGGGTATTCCATCGGGAACAACAGTCACAGATATCAGCACGACTGATAATACAATTACTCTAAGCGCAGCATTTACTGCCGCTCCTTCTGCCGGAGACAAATATAGATTCTATACTCCAGTAACAGATTCTACATCATCTACTCTTTTAGGCAAAAAAGGTATCTATAAGATTAGCATTCAACAAAATGCTGCTTTATCTACTACCGTTATTAACGGCCAGCCAGCAGTAGGAACACAGTTTATTGCTACTGGCGCTGGCACAGGCACAGGCAAAGTTACAGCATCAATCGCTGATGCTACATACATTACTGCTCTAGGCACAGGCACAGGCGGCGCAGGTACTTACACGGTATCCGGAGCAGCACAATATGTATCAGCCGGTACATTAGGCGGATATCAAACAACACTAACAGGTCAAGATGCCACAACAATAGTGCTATCTTCAACAAATGCTAGTACGCCAACAAGTATCAAGAATATGATTGATGCTGAGAAGATTTCATTCTTGTCTACTAGCGTAGTTGATAACAAGGTATATATTAAAGTAACTAAAGCAGGTGGCAGTATTGTAGTCGGTGGCGATAGTACTCTTCTAGGAGCACTAGGCATCGCCTCAGGTGAGTATAACGCTCCAGCACTAGCATATGGCACAAACGCTGCTCAGCCTTTATGGAGAACAACTGACAGTGATACCCGACCAACCGGTAGTGTATGGATCAAAACAAACGCTATCAATAATGGTACTAGTATCTCTATAGGACAGTACAGTACTAGTACAGGTACATATACTAACAAAACTGTATCTGTTGCTACTAATGATCAAACAGTAAACTACTCATTGGATAGTACTGGTGGTAAAGCTATTCCTTTAAACACCGTCTATGCTAAAGTTGATAGTAGTCCTAAAGCGCCTTTACAGTTATTCTATAGAGCGCAAACAGGAGCAAGTTCATGGACAGGCACCAAATCTAATCCTACATTTGACCCTAATGCCAATTTAGCTATTCAAGTAAGTCAGCCAGGCTCAAGTTCATACTTGCCATCAAGTTCTACTTCTTATCAATTTGTGCTGCCGTCAACTGGCACAGGCGCAAACGGAAAAGTAACTGCGGATGAGTTCGTAAAAGCATGGACGACGGCCGATATTAAGTACACCACATGCTCATTAGATAGTGTTACTGGTGCTATTGTTATCACTCATACCGAAGGTGGAACCATCAGAATAACTGATGCTTATACTCTATATGCTGCTACGCCTAAGAGTAGTCCGTTAGTTGATGCTGGATTTGTACCATATGACATGGCAAATAACAGCGGTACCCCAGGCGTTAAATACGGTACATATACAACAGTAAACTGGACCACACCATCTACAGTTGGTGCTCTACCTACTACTAGTGATGGTAATGGTATCAACTTTACAGTTAATTTAAGTACACTTGGTTATACACCAACATTCACCATTGCTACTGCTGGCACATTGTATGCTGTTGGTGATATCATCACTGTTGGCGATATTAATGATCCTACTATTCCCAGAGGTAATATTTTAGAGCCAACAAAATTGTATCAACTAAAAGTCACATCTGTTGATAACTTAGGCGCAGTAACGTCTCTTGAATGGTATAGCGGCCTAGCAACACCATACAGAGCTATCGAATTGAGTGCTTGGGAAACATTCGATTACACAAGCTCAACATCTGAGCCAGTGAATAATGCGGCTAATGGTACACCATGGTTCCACAGTGTAGTAAATCAAGTTGATATTATGGTCAACGTCGGCGGAGTATGGAAAGGCTATCAAAATGTCGCATTCGATACTACTGGTATTGCCTACACTGCTGGCACAAATGCTACTAACGCTACTGGTCCAATTTGTTCTGCTAGTGAACCAACCCTACAAACTGATGGTAAAGATTTAGTATACGGTGACCTATGGTTAGACACTGGTGACCTAGAAAACTACCCAGTACTCTATCGTTGGGAAAGTGTAAGTGGTCTAGATCAGTGGATTTTAGTCGATAATACAGATCAACAAACTGAAAAAGGTATCGTATTTGCTGACGCACGTTGGGGCACGAACGGCAGTATTGACCCAGTGGGCGACTCTATTCCTACAATCGTAAGTTTACTAACAAGTAACTATGTAGATTTAGACGCACCTGACGCTACAACATACCCACAAGGCACGCTCCTATTCAATACTCGTCGTAGTGGTTACAACGTTAAGAAGTTCACTACAAATTACTTCACAAGTGCTAAGTACGGTGAAGCAGGTAACTATGACGATACTGATACAACAAATATCACTAATCTACCAAAAGTATCATATACTTGGGTAAGTGCTAGTGGCAATAAAGCTGACGGTTCACCATACATGGGTCGTAAAGCACAACGTGCTATGGTAGTGGCTGCTATGAAATCAACAATAGATACAAGCAGTGAGTTACGTGAAGAAGCAACAAGTTTCAACTTGATTGCTGCTCCAGGTTACCCAGAACTACAGCCTAACATGGTAAGTTTAAACAATGATCGTAATGAAACAGCTTACATCGTTGGCGACACGCCACTACGCTTAGAAAACGATGCTAATGCCTTAACAGCATGGGCAACAAATGCTAAGGGCGCTACTGGTACCGGCGAAGATGGTCTAGTAACTCGCAATACATACTTAGGTATCTACTACCCAAGTGGCATTACTACTGACTTGACAGGCAGTACCGTCGTTGTACCAGCATCACATATGATCTTACGTACAATCATTCATAACGACACTGTTGCTTACCCATGGTTCGCTCCAGCCGGTATGCGCCGCGGCACAATCGACAACGCTACTAACATCGGTTATATCGATGCTGCTAGTGGTGAGTTCCAGACAACTAAGAACCGTGTTGCTCTACGTGATGTTCAGTATACTAACTTCATTAACCCGATTGCTTACTTCCAAAACATCGGCTTGTTGAACTACGGTAACAAGAACAGTTACGATAGTCAAAGTGCGCTAGACAGAACAAACGTTGCTCGCTTAATCTGCTACATCCGTGACAGATTACAGGTAGCAGTACGTCCGTTCATCTTCGAGCCTAATGACGATATGACACGTAGTCAAGTTCGTGATGTAGTAAGTACCCTACTAGCAGATATTAAGGCTAAGCGTGGTGTATACGACTATCTAGTTGTATGTGATAGTAGTAACAATACCGCTGCTCGCATCGACCGTAGTGAACCAGTCCGTATTATGAATACAGGCGAGATCGCTGGACTCTAATAAGACTACATAGTGAGTGGGCAACCACTCACTATTTTAAAGATAAATAAGATTAACAGGAGAAACAAACATGGCTTCATTTAGTGCGTTAAACGCAATGGCAACACCAGCCCCAGGATCAGACGGCAATGCGGGAACAAGCGGCGTGTTAATGCCGAAACTACAGTATCGCTTTAGAGTTACTTTTAAGCAACTAGGCGCTGACGATAGTCCATTGTCAGTCACAAAACAAATTATCGACGTAACACGTCCTAACGTATCATTCCCAGAAATTCCACTAGAAATTTACAACAGTCGTGTATATCTAGCCGGTAAGCCAACTTGGGAACCAGTTACGTTCAACGTTCGTGATGATGTTAATGGTGAAGTTGCTAAGCAAATCGGCAATCAAGTTCAAAAGCAAATGGACTTCCAAGAACAAGCAACAGCTGCTTCTGGTATGGACTACAAATTCAATATGTCTATTCAAATCTTAGATGGCGGCAACGGGGCCTTCTCGCCAAACGTACTTGAAGAGTGGGAGCTTTATGGTTGCTATCTAAGTGCTGTGAATTACAATACATTAAACTACGGTACAAACGAAGCAGTTACTATCAGTTGCACAGTTAGATATGATAACGCGATTCAATACAAAGATGGCGCTAATGGTGTATTTGCTAAAGCAGTAAGAACAGTTAATCAATCTGTATCTATCTAACAAAATAAATGGCTGGATTCTTTCAACAGTATCTTGAAGGCGCAGTAGGGCTTAATCAGCCCTATTTGCGTGACCCTCAACATGCTAGCAAGACATTTAGAACTAACGGCTTTGGTAACGCTCCTAAGCTAAAGTTCTTATTTCATGTTTACTTCGAAATCAATGACACCTTAGTTGCTTCAAATCCAGCAGCATTCCCCGACAAAATTTTACCTGGTCTCTTAGTCAAAAACATCTCGTTGCCTAAGTACTCAATGCAGTTATCAGAACTCAATCAGTATAATAGAACTCGTTATGTTCAAACTAAAATCAAATACGACCCGGTTCAAATAGCATTTCACGATGATAGTTTAGGTGCTATCAAAAAAATCTGGCATAACTATTACTCATATTATTACAACGATACAACTACGGCAAGATTAAATCCTTATCAAGTAAACAAGAAGTACATGTATAAAGAAGATATTAGCCCAGAAGCAAATTGGGGCTACTTAGGCGAACCTACTACAAGTGCTCAAGCGGCATCTGTAGGCCAATCTAAACCGGCATTCTTTAAAAGTATTCAAATCTATGGTTTCAATCAACATAGCTTTAGTGCTTATACTCTTATTAACCCCATCATTGAACGATTCGACCACGACACATACGATTACTCGCAAGCAACAGGCACGATGGAAAATAAAATGACTGTTCGCTATGAAGCAGTCACTTATCAAGAAGGTGCTATTAACGGTACAAATCCAGGAGCAAAAGTACCCGGATTTGGATCAGAGACCTATTATGATCGAGAGTTGAGTCCTCTGGCTACGGCTGGTAGTATCAAATCAATCATGGGTCAAGGCGGTCTAGTAGATGCTCTAGACGGTATCATAGCTGATGTAGGCAGTAATAACTATCTAGGCGCTGTACAAAAAGCAGTTGCGGTGTCTAAGACATTTAAGAATACAGATGCTGTGGTTGATGCGGTAAAACGCGAAGTTAAAAACGCAGCATTCTCGGCTCTTGCTAATCCAAGTCAATTTAGTCTGCCCTCATTCGGCAGTGGTGATAATAAAGCATCGACTTCTGGTACCAGTAACACTCAAGCTCCCGAAGTAAACGAAAACGGCTTCTAAACTCCATCAATCAGTAAATACGCTGATAAATAAATCACAGGAGTACTACAGTGGCAAATACAACAACCGTCAGTTTAGCTGACACATTCAGTACAGTCAATTTAAAAATAGATCCTAATACTTATGAAATAGTGTTAGCTTTTTTTAGAGGCATGACTACTAGCGAAAAAACAGCAAAAGCCTTTACTGAAAATTTATATAGAATTGCTCAACAAACAGATATCGATGTGCTAACAT